GTAGTCGTGCGCTGACAGTGACTCGAGGAACTCCTCGAGATCGCCGTCGATCGTCGACTCGTCGCGGTCAATCGACGGGGGCAGCGCCTCGTCGGGAAGCGTGTCCACGTTGCAGTCGAACCCCTCGTCCTCCGCGTTACCCTCGCGCGGCGGGTGCCCATTGCGCAGGCGCCGCCACTCCTTGCGAGGCAACGACCGCAGCACGATGAGCACACCGCGAGACTCAGCCTCCGCGGCGAACTCGTCACGCGCTGCCTTCGCGGTGTCGAACTCTTCAGCAGCGGCGATGACCGCTGCCTCACGGTCGTCTTCCTCATGCATGAGACGCGCGCGCTGCGGGGCCCTGGTGGCGCGCTCGGCCTGCTTGAGAGCGGCCTCAGCCTTGGAGGCCGCAGCGTCCAGCTCGGACAGGCGGGCGAGGTCGTCGCCCTGGTAGATCACAACCCGCGCAGTGCGGGGCTTGATGATGCTCATGGTTCTCCTTGCCGGAGTGCCGGAGTGGACCCGCCGCCGCTACTCCGGTAGAGCGGCGGCGGGTCGTAGAAGGGGTCAGGCGCTCGCAGCAACCGCGACGTTGGTGACCACGTCGCCCGTGACCGCCACGCCAGCCTTGAAGACATAGACGCCCTCAGCGGAAGTCGCCGTCTTGTCGATCACAGCCTTCGAGATGTCGACGGGCGCGTAGTCGACGAACTCGCCAACCGTGGTGGTGTCGGCAGTGTCGTTCTTGACGTTCTGGCGACGAACCATGTAGCCGGTGAAGCCGTTCCGCAGGAACTCGAACGCCTTCTTGTCGGCGTGCGCGGACGCGGCCTGCGGGTCGACGACGCCAATGAGGTCGGTACCGGCCGCGGTCGAGGGAAGCAGAACCTCGGGCGTGGTGGCGTTGCAGATCAGACGCGGGCCAGTGCCCTTGTTGAAGGTCACCGTCCAACCGCTGTTCTCCTCGGTGAGGAAGCACGTGATGTAGAGGCCAGAGGCGGACTCGATCTCGGACTTCTTCGGCGCCCCTGCGGTGAGGGAAGGGGTCAGCCAGAAAGAGTCCATCTGGAGCGAGTTGTGGATGCCCGGCTTAGTGGGTGCGGCCATGGTCAGTTCTCCGTTTCAGGTGTGGCCGACGTCTGGCCGGCGTCCTTACCGGGGCTGTCTGCCTCGGGGGTCTTTGGTGCCGCCGCCTTCTTGGCGGCGGTCTTCTTCGTGGCGCGGCGACGCTCCTGCTTCGACCCCGCACCGGGGGTGCCGAGCGGCGTTACCGGCTTCGGCTCCAGCGGCCTCCCACTTGGGTGGGTCGCGGGCTTGTCGAGGAACTCCACGGCCTCGGGATCGGCGATCTGATGGCGCTGGGGGCTGTACTCCCAGGCACCTTCTCGGACTCGCACGTAGTCGGTCATCACGCCTCCTTGGTGGCGGTGAATGTGAATGTGAATGTGAGGCCAGCAACCCCGCTGTCGTCGGAGTCGCGATCCATCGGAGCTGGGTCGAGTTCGCCACGAACGGCGGTCGCCTCATAGCCGGTGATGTTCAGGACGGCACCTACGAGAGCGGCGCGGACCTCCTCGTACTTGGCGTCCGCAGCAGTAGCGGTCTTGCCGAAGGACTGGCAGACGATCCGCCCCCAGCGGATGCCCTCGCGCCCGTCGTTCAGGTAGACGTCGCCGCGCCCCAGAGAGGCGCTGTACGTGGCGTAGGGATACGTCGGGGACGCGGGCACGGCATTGAGGGCGTAGGCGCGCGGCACACCCGCCGTCACAGTCGCGACGGCGTCCATAGCGGTGGTCATGGCAGCAGAAACGTGATCGTCGTGTCGGCGGCGCGCTCAAGGCGACGCTCGGCGATGGACAGCGCACGGAGGCCGTCAAGGTGGGCAGGCTGATTGCGCGACCCGAGCTCGAACCCTCGACCCATGCGACCCTGCTTCATCGACGAATCGGGGCCAGTCTCGACGTGGATGCCGAACGCGACCTTCGTCTCAGAGGTGATCGAGTTCGGATAGTGCTTGCCGTGCTCACCGGAAGTCTCGCGGGCATTGTCAGCCCAGTCCTCGGCGAACGTCTCGCCCTCCTGCTGGTACACGTCGTACAGGGCTGCGGCGACCTTGCCGGACGCCTTGCCGAAGTCGCGGGCCAGGTCGAACACCTCGTCAGCGCCGCTCACGTCAGCACCTCCGTGACCTCGAGCCGGCGCGCCGTCGTCTGCGAACCAGGCGCAGGGCCAGACAGCCGCACAATGATGTTGAGCATCGTCGGATCCGACGTCGCATGGACCGCCGTGCACTGAGCCACCGCATTCGCCGGAGCAACAGGCGAACCGACAGGGATATGCAACTGGCGGCGAGACTCCACCGCCGTCCGATCGCCCACCTGCGACTCGTGAACCACGTTGCCCGAAACCTTGAGACGGCCCTTGGTCGTGAACAGCGCGGTTACCGTCTGCACGTCCTCGCCCAACTCAGGGTCGTAGGTGTAACCGACGTCAGCGCCGATGGTCCAGGTGTCGAGCATTCGGGATTCGGCGGCGATGCGGCCCGCGGCGACCGCCCCTGAGACCTCAGGCATCGCCGTAGTTCACAAGTCGAACGCTGCGCCGAACTCGGCGGCCGGGCGTGACTGCGGCCAACTCCTCGGGGGTGACTCGCAGGACTCCGTCAGCTACCAGTTGGTTACGCCGGCCTGACCAGTCGTCGATCGCCTCTTGGTCCCAGCCGTCAGGGTTCTTGAGGATGCGTAGGGCCATCGCCACGACAACGCGCACGACGTTCCCACTCCGCACCGTCTCGGCGGTCATGTCGGCCTCGAGATTTGGGCGCTTGCTCAGAAGCTCCTCCCATGCGTCGCCCAGAAAGGCGGCCGCATTGGTGGTCTCCTGTGTCGTCAGGGGGCGCCAGCGGGCCACGATGTCCGCGATGGTCGCAGGGTTAGCCATGACGCCCCCTCCCGACTACTTGCCGCGCTGGTTCTCGGGCGTGGGCTTGCCCGAGGTCACGCCGGCCAGGGTGTAGTTCTCGTTCGGGGTCTCGTCCGGCGTCTCGCCGAAGTAGCCCTTCTCGTTGGCCTCGTCGAAACGAGCCTGAACCTCGGCCAGGCCGAGGTCGTCCTTCGCGTCAGTGGAACTCTCGACGCTCTTCTTCGGTGATGTAGCCATCGCGCAACTCTCCAATCAGTGGAATCTCTTGGCCCGAGAGCAGGGGCGCCCAGGCCGCTTTGACGGCGGCAGCAGGTGCCTCACTGGCGGGGGTGAGGTCGACGAAGGAATCGAGCGCGTTAGCGACCTGATCCTTCGGCTCGAGGTCTCGCCCCCGCCAGCGCAGCATCAGACAGCCGCGGAGGTGATCAGCGCGTAGACGCGCGCGCTGCCCGTAGTCGCGGCCGTGCCGGACTGCGAGTAGGCGACCACCAGGGAGCCCGCCACGGTCTCAGCCGTGAACGGACCCTTGCCGCCAGTCGGGTACACGCCAGGCGTGGCCTCCGTGACGTCAGCCGCCGCAAGGAACTTGTCGGTGGTGACGCCGTTGCCGGCGATCAGGACGTTGGTCGTGGCCGCGTTGAATGCGGTCAAGACCTGAGCCCAGCACTGCACGACCACATCGCCAGCAGCGAGGCTGTCGAGCGTGACGCTGGAGTCGCCGAAGTTGATCGTTCCGGCGACTAGTCGAAGCCCGCCGAACTCGCCGGGTGCGGACTCCCTCAGGGTGCCAGCCACGCCGATCAGCTCGCCGGGGAGCGGAGGACGGCGAACGGGTAGCGGTTCGCCTCGGTGCCCTGCTGGTAGTTGATCGGGTTCGACACGGCGTAGGCCGCGCGGAACACGAGCCGCAGGGCGACCATGTCCTGCTGGGGCAGGTTGTAGATGATCGCGCCGGAGTTGTCGGTGATGACACCCTCGGTGATCAGCTTGTAGGTCATGTCCTGACGGACGCCGACCACGAGCTGCGAGAAGTCACCGACGAGCAGCTCGGCGGCGCTGGTGCCGGTGGGCCACAGGCCCGGCAGGCGGTAGCTCGGCGTCGGCAGATCGGCCGGCAGCGGGATGGTCTCGCCCGTGGTGGCGCGGACCTGGCGCAGACGACCCTTGAGCGTGACGTTGCCGACCGCACCGTTGGGGACGTAGCCGTCAGCTTCGAGCGTGCCGACGAGGTCGGAGATGTCGCCGTGGATGCCACCGGCAGCCGCCGCGTTGGTGCCACGGAAGACCTCGTTGCCAGCCGCGTCGGCCTTCGCGACAAGGTTGCCCTCGGTCGCCCAGGTCGTCGGCGCGTTGGTGCCGAAGATGACCGCCGCGTCGAGCGTGCGGGCGATGGCGGACTCCATGAGGGGCTGGATCGCGCCCCACACGTCGTAGCCGGCGTCGTCCAGCACGGCCTCGGGGATCGGGACGATGGTCGCGATCTCCTCGACGTACATGTACTTGTTGTCCCAGGCAGCCTCGGTGGTCTGCTTGAGGCCGGTGTCACCCGACACGAAGTAGGCGGTCGGCAGCGCGGACAGCACCGGGAACCGGGTCTGGTTGCGCGACATGGGGATGCGCGTGCCGAGCTCGAGGACAGCGGACTGCTCCGAGAGGCTGGTGAGCATCGCCGAGGAGACTTCCTCGGGGACGAGGGCTGCGGTGTCGGTACGCGACACCAGGGAGTTGTACGGCACGGTGACCTCCTAGGTCATGGATGGTTGGGCAGCGAGGCCAGCCGTGCCGGCTGGTGCTGCTTTACGCGCGGCCAGCGGCCTTGCGAATGAGCCCCGACATGCCCTGCTGGGCCGGGGGCGGCGTGCGAGTTCCGCCGTCGAAAGACGGGGTTCCGGGGTCCTTCTTGGGGAGTCCGGCGACGAACGCCTTGATGGCCTTGTCGTCGGGTTCGCCGTCCTCGCCGACGAAGCGGCTGAGGTCGAGGTAGTCGAAGACTCCTGCAAGGTCGGCCTGCGCGTCGGCTGCATGTGCCCGGATCTCGGACGTGGCGAGACGCTTGCCGAACTCGGAGGTGGCGGCCGTGCGGCCCTTTGCCTCAGCGTCGGCCACGGCGCGCTCGGCGTCCGTCATTGCGGCCTGACGCTGCTTCTCCAGCTCGGTCTTGGCCTGGTGGTTCTCCTTGGAGCGGGTCTCCCACTTGCGGGCTTCTTTGGTGACCTCGTCGAGCTTGGCCTGCAACTCCTCCATGGTCGGCGGCGTAGCGGGCGTCTCGGGGGTCGGCGGCTGCTCCTGTGCAGGGGCGGCGGTTGCTTCGGGCGTTGCTTCAGTCATTGCGGTCTCCCGTGCGGGATGGAGGTCGCCCGTGCGGGCGCTGCCCAGCGATTGCCGGGAAGATCAATCGATGTAGCCCCACTCGCGGAGCAGGCGAATCGCCTTGTCGCGGTCGCCGTTCGCTTCGCGGTAGATCCCCTCAGGTGTCAGCAGCCCGCCGGTCTCAGTGGGCCGGCGAGTCATGGCCCTGATGTCGGCGAGCAGGTCCGGCATTCCTGGCAGTACCGCCGGCTCGGGACTCTTGCCCGGCCCGTAGCGGCGCTGCTTGGTGGCGAGGGGTCGTCGTGTCGCAGTGGTCGACATGCCGCGGTAGGCGTTGACCACGCGGCCGATGTCAGCGCCTTCCGACAGCGCCTTGATCTGCGCGGCGGTCAAGTCCTTGATCTGGCCCGCGCGGTAGGCGTCCATCGGATCTGTGATGAATCCTTCAGACCGAGCCCAGCTCTCATTGCGAGAGGGCAGGTTCACGCAGTCGCATCTCGGGTGGCGGTCGAACCCCTGCGACCAGCGATACCAGCGGCCGGCCAGGATGGCGCAACGCTGGCATGAGGGCGGATTGAGAACGCGTACCGTGCCGCCGAGGTTCTTGCGGCTGGCCGTCATCACGCTGACCGCCTGGCGTGCTGCGTCAGCAACCTGCAAGCGGGCCATGAGGTCCAGCCATGCGCCGCTGTCGTCCAGAGCGACCGCAGCGGGGGCGCCGTCTGCGACTGCGCTCTTGGCCTGCGTCACCGCGGCGTAAGCCAGAGTGTCAAGGCGACGTCCGTCTGACGCCGTGCCGACGAACGCCATGGGTCGCACAGCGCCAGACGGCAGATCAGGAACATCCGTCTCGGACAGCACCGCAGGGACATACTCGGTAGCCGCCTCGGCCATGACCTGCTGCGCCTCGACCAACACCAACAGGATCGCCGGGCCA